ATGTCTTCCCGCTAAGACTCCACAATTCACAATTTCCTTATCTTCATATCGAGCATGGATCACTTTTCCAAAGGACAGCATCAAGTTGTTATTTCCCCAGGGTTCATTCTGATATGTCAGATTTTCAGAAGATAAGAGAAGATCATTGTAAAGATGCCGCTCAAGATATTCAGAGGGATTTGTCTGGAAGATCACATCCTTGACATCTGTTGCAATGATATAGCGGAATGTATGCTGCTTCAGGACGAAGCGGAAGAGTTGCCAGTAATGGAAGAATCGCTCTACGACAATATTCCAATGTTGTTGTTCTTTTTGATAGACAGCATTTCCATCTTGATCTTGAGAAAAGACACACGTCTCAACTCCCTTGGACTGAAGCCAATTGACCGTCTGTCTATCGATGTTATAACAGAGAAGGACTTTTCCTCCCTCGAATCCCGATTTCTCTAGAGAGTTGATCCAAGGACGAATGTATTGCGGGGTATAGTTTGTGACTGCTCCAATTACGATGTCATGCTTTCCACTGAGTTCCATAATCTACTCCCATACTTTGTATTTCTCATATTCTTCGCATCACTGTATCCACACTTACATCCCATCGGGACAGGCATGTGTCCTGCTGCATAGGGACTATGATCTATATAGTCTCCACACCAGCAAACTTCTGGATCGATTTTCCAGAAACAATGTAGACAATATTGGAAATTCATTTTTCAAGTTTTTTTAATTTTGTATAGTAATGTGGATCTTCCGACAGATGATCCATAGCAATTTCTCGTGCAAGAGATGAATCCTTTGTGTGTTCCATCTCATGTTTAATTCCCATACGTAGCTGATCTTGATTAAAATCCTCTGGATGCTTCTTATCAGCCTTTCCTCCAGGGAGTTTATCGCGGTATGCTTCTCGAATGACTGTTTTAATGATTTTTATTATTTTACGCATTATAGCACACTATAGTTGAACGACTAATGCCATTATAGTTGCACGTTCAGTTACCGCGATTCTCCCTGGAGCATTTTTACGTCCAGGTTCATTATATCCTGAATATATTTTTGGAAGTCCTTGCTTGTCTCGTGCCGCTGGATCAAATCGTTGATCAACATGTCGTGCTCTAAGATATAAAAACAAATCTCTGGACTTTGCATATTCCACTGCATCATGGAGACTCCCATTTAACGTTAGTTCGTTTTTATCTGTATCGTATTGTCCGATGACTCCCATTGGACCAATGTAGAGATAATGAATCGGACCCCCGATCTTCTCGGTGCCTACAACAATTTTGATACGATCACTTGGAGAAATCCGTCCAAACGTATCAGGAACTTTGTCGCCAGGTTTTAATTGAAGTATTAGTCTGGCATAAATCATTTTCATAAACTTTGCGACAAGTCCAGGAATGATTTGATTGAGTCCGCATGCTCCTCCTCCAGCTAAGGAAGGAGTTGTTTCTCCCTTGAGACTCACATTAAAAGTTTCTAATCCTTTCAGAGTTCTCACATGAAGGACGACATCGGTATAAGGTTCTCCTCCTCCTTGTGTTTCACAGACTGCAAATCGTTTACGAAACTTGACTGCTTTAACTACTCCCTCAATCTGGAGATCTCTAGTAATGAGAGTGATAGGATTTCCCTTATTCGTTTTGACTGCTTGATTGATGAGATGGATAAACTTCCGCTCTTGACGCTCGAATTCTCTTCCAGCCATGGAGACTCCCTACAGATAGTGACAGTAGCTCGATATGATATATTTAGGACCGGAGATGACAGGGAGTCCTTGATGAAGATATGTCCAGAGCGGAGGGAACACGAGCACACTTGCTTGTTTGGGAATCACTTTTCCACATACAGGAAAGAGTGTTTCTCCTCCTTCTTGCACGTCATTTAAATACCAAAGAAATGCAATGAAGCGACGAGCCGATGCATGATCCCCAACATCTGTATGGGGTCCAAACTCCTCTCCACTGTTCGGGAGATATCGCTTGATTCGAAACGTCTCAAATCCATAGACAGGAGGGAACTGTGTCGCTTGAATCCCACAATCCTCTCGATACTGTTTGAGGACACGTTCTTGTGCTTCGATCAGCGTAGTCTGGAATCGTGCTTCTTTCTCTCCTAGCGAGAGTTCTGTAAACTTCCGTATCCCTTCCAATTCTGTTTTAACATGATGGGCAGAATTGTGTTCAAAGTAGAGGATTAACTCCTCACAGAAAGGAAAGGGAAGCGCATGATCAAAGACTCTAATAAACCATTTCATATTTTAAATCCTTCAAACTTCTTCAACATGTACTTCGGTTTTCCTGCTGCTTTTGCTTGAACTGGAGGAGCAGGAGGAGGCGTATTGTTGGGTTGTGCAGACTCCTCAACATCATAGATCTTCATCCTCTTCTTATCGACTCCAGTAACAAACTTTCGATTAGTATTCTTATCCCCATAGCGAGACTTGAGTTGTTTCCAGAGATATTGATTGAGCGTAATCATGTCTTCTGGTTCCATCACAGCAGCCATCCAGTCTACGGTCTGTGGAAGTCCGATACTTTCAGAAGTATCTGTCATATCGGGATCTGAATCTTCCATTCCTCCACGTGTAAACTGTGTTGCCGAGATCACAGGGACATTGAATTCCACAGCAAGTCCTCTGAGTTCTTCGGCAATAGACTTCACAAGTTGATAGGAGTTTGTCTGGGAACCTGCTTTGATTCGAGCAGAGGAACAGATGTTGATATAGTCCACGAAGATTGCATCAGGACGAAAGTTCTTCTTGAGTGCTAACTCATTGAGCAACGATTTAAAGTGGAGAGTTGAAGCAGATGCCGTAGGATATTCCTTGACAATCAGCTTTCCCGTTGTCTTTGTGCGGAGTGCTGCAACTCTCCGATCAAATTCTGCTTTGGGAATGTTTACGATGTCATCAATGGGGATACCCAGGAGATTTGCATCGATTCTCTCAGCTATCCGTTCCTCTGCCATTTCCAGTGTAATATAGAGAACATTCTTTGCTCGGAGGAGATAGGATGCTGCGATATGACAGAGGATCAGGGACTTTCCAACATTGATTGCCGCAATGATTACGTTCAATGTTTTCTTGGAGAATCCTCCCTTGGTAATTCTATTCAGCACTTCGATATCAAACGGGATCTTCTCTTCTTTCCGATGATAGAAGTCAAATCGTTCATCCGATGCTTCGAGATAGTCATGGCCCACGTGATTGTCAAAGGAGATCGAGAGAGCTTGGGAGAGGAGTTCGGGGATCATGCCCTTACTGTTCTTCTTATCGTTCCCATCGAGGATCGAGACTGCTTGGAGGACTGCATTATAGATTGCTTTGTCTTGACAGAACTTCTCTGTGTTATCGACTAACCAGGGATTATCTGTTGCTTGATCCTTGGCTGCTTGGATCTCCGAGAGAATCCCAATCGCTTCCTTGACTTCCTCTTCCTTCAGAGCAGTGGCTTCTGTGAAGTTAATGACGAGGGATTCATGGGTCGGAGGATTCTTATACTTCTCTGTGAACTTCACGATCTCTTCATAGACATGACGCTCATGGAGATCAGAAAAGTATTCTGCTTTTAAGAAAGGAAGGACTTTGCGGGTATATTCTTCATTATGGATGAGATTTTTGAGGATAATCAGTTCAAGTCTATGCATTCAATCTAACTCTCTCCGAGATAGTGTTGCGAAGGAGTCACATACTCCCCATGTTCTTGTTCGATCAGTTGCTTGAGAATTTCAAATGCAACTGCATAGAGTTCCTGCTCACGTTTCCTATCGTTAAACGTGATAGGATCTCCCACGATCATGATGTGAAATTTGAGAGTAGCGGACTCTTGTTCTGGAGCTTCGACAACTTTGACGGACGTGTAATAATACACCAGATCTTTAAATTGTCCAGTCAAAAGTTTAATGCAGGAGATCGGTTCTCCATCGTCATCAAACCACTCAATTAACGTCCAATCTATTTCGAATTGAAGTTTAGTCTTCTTCTGAAATAGCTTGCTCCACATGGAAAATAGGTCTTGAAGAAATCTCATACTTCCCTTTCACGAACTCTTGGAATGCGGTATCCTTTAAAATCGGACTCCAGAACTCTTCTGTCAGTGTGTCAGACTTTCGCATTTTCTTGTCAGATCCAGGGAGAGCATACCATCCCTTCGTGGGATTCGTAACAAACTTCCCTTCCAATGCAATGTCCAACAGTCCTGAGTATTTTTCAATCCCACCGTCAAACGTGACAGTAATCGGGATTTGCGACTTTTCCTTAACGAATCGGGACTTTTCGATGTTGATGATGAAGGAGTATCCAATATGTTCATCTTCATTATCCTTCTCCTGTCGTCTACCCATAATCCAGATTGTGTCTGCTGCGTAAGTCAGTCCTGTTCCCCCTCCTGCAATGTCCTTGGGATACATCCCAATTTCTTTGTATGTATGATTGATGACAATCATCGGAAGTTCCTTGAGACGGAGATGAGGAGTAATCATGCGGAAGAGAGACTTCACTGCTTTAGCACGTGACATATCGGCAACTACTTTTCCTGCTTCCACGTCTTCCACTTCTTTACGGGATGCAGTCTGTCCAAGGGAATCAAAGAAGATGATCACTCGATCTCCCTTGTTGATCTCCTTGAGTTGATTCATCACATCGATCTTCAGGAGTTCTACATCTGTGATAGGAGTATGGAGGACTCGATTTTGATCTACTTCAAACGAATTGAAGGAGGATTCGGGAGTTCCAAACTCTGAGTCATAGAACAAGCATGCTCCATCGGGGTACTTTTCGAGAAATGCATTCACGAGCAGCAATCCAAAGCTACTCTTGAAGTATTTGGATGGTCCAGCAATTTCTGTAATGCCAGGAGACAGTCCTCCGTTGAGATCTCCAGAGAGAGCAACATTGATCATGGGGACAGAAGTTTGAATGAGATCCTTCTCATTGATCAATTTGGACTTCGAGAGAATCGACGTTTCGCTGATCGTTGTATTCTTTCTGAGTTTATCGATTAATGACATAAACCTCCTATGCCAGGAATGCGTCTAGAGAGTTTTTACGTTCGACTGTCCAACCAATCGTATCTAGGATGATCTTCAGGGGCTCTTCGAAAGACTTATTGAATTGCGTCTGATAGTCAATACACTCCTGGAGCTTAAACTCCTTGGGAGCACGTTGAGGGAATGCAATGACAGGAGTTTTGAAGCGATTCGGTTCCTTTAGATAGATGAACTTGATCTTTTCCCCTTCTTGGATATATGGGTAGGAATGAGTCAATTCTAGGGACTCGATATAGTGATTGTATAGCAGAGATCCCTTGACGTGAATTGGCGCTCCAGAAGCCATTTTTGTTGGATCTGGAGCTATTCCTTCGAGTGTTGCTGTCGCTCTACACTGATTCTTAGCAAGTCCGTTGACACTTCGAGGGAATGCAATCTCTTCTGGAGGAAGCGTACGGAATTCCTTCCTAAATGCTTCTATATGGGCATGTAACTTGTCCTGATCCCCTTGCATGACGATCTTTAATGCATCTTTAATCTTTGTCTTGCATGCTTCGGGAGTTGAGGACTTGATTGCTTCTAATCCCTGGATCTTCAGCTTGGGTTCTGCATAGCGGACTCCTTCTGAATCCCAGACGTTCAGGATATAGCGTTTCTTGGCAGTCCAGATAGCACGATCCACAAGACTCTCTCGTTTCATCTGCATCTTTTGGGCATATGCTTTGACGTACTTTGCTAATTCTGCATACTGCTGATCGATAAACGGAATGATCTTCTGTTGACAGATCTTATCCATTGTCGTAATGACTTTGTTTGTCTCTGGGAGTTCCTTATAGAGTTGCTTGATCAGAGGTTCCAAATTCACATAGACAGAATCCGTATCCGATGCAATGATGTAGTCCATCGATGTCTTGAGCAAGTTGTTGAAATACGCATTCAATTTATTCTCAATCCAACGAATACTCAGTTGTCCTGCGAGTGTAACAGCTTCAGCAATGCGAGTATCAAAGAATCGGAAGTATTCATTTCCCATAGCTCCATAGGCAGAGTTTAATCCGACTTTCTTTGCCAACTGGAGATTCTTATATCGGGAAATCGTGTCATCCAAGGCTTTTCTTTTGTCCTTGTCTGTCTCTGCTTCCTTTGCTTTCTCTGCTTCGAGCATTTTCTTTTTATAGATGACTCGATCATCATACATTTTCTGCATGATCTCAGGAAGGAATCCCTGCTTCTGAGTGCGGAAGAACTGCCCATTGGGAGTAATTGTGACTCCCTCTAGATCCAATGTGAATTTCTGATCCAGAAGTCCATGAAGCAATGTTCTTTTGTCATTGGCTGCTAAGACTCGCATAGCGTCTGTATACTCTTCCACTTCTACGAGCATTTCAGGAGACAAGTTATATTGCATGATCAAATGAGGATACAGGGAGTTCAAGTCAAAGGATGCTACCCAGTTGAATGCTCCGAGTTGTGGATCTTTCACATAGGCTCCCTCATATGCTTGATCCTTTGATTTGTGAACATTGGGAGGGACAATAATATTCTTGCGAAGCAGATGATTGTAACAAATTGCATCCCACATGCGGACTTGAGAGAAGACATCTCCATAGTTTGTCTTGTTGTCATAAGCGAGAGTGAGTGCCATATCAATCAAACGACCCTTAGCATTCAAACGCTCAACAAGACGAACGTCCTGGATGTTATAGTTGATGAACTTCTGGAAGTCTTTCAGATAGAGTTGATGGAGGGAATCATATTCATCATAATCGAGCTTCTTCTCCTTCAATTCCAGATTCGCAATAAAATTTAGCTTATAACTAGGTTGGGAGAAGTTTGCTGCATACTTCCGAAACAGTTGGAGATAGTCCAGCGTTCCGATTCCTACGAGATCATAGACTTCGTGTGCTCTTCCATAGAACTGCTCTGTCTTCGCATAGACTTTCCCCCAAGGAGACAACCACTTTGCAACTTCTTCTCCCATGAGTTTTGTAATACGATTATAGAGATAGGGAATGTCGAACGTCTTGATACTCCATCCAGACACTACATCTGGATCTTCGGAATTCCAGAAGGAGAGGAATGTTTGGATTAGATCATGCTCATTCTTGCAATTGTAATAATTGATCGTGGGATCATCCGTCTTAAATTCTCCACACGCAAAGACATAGTACTGAGATTTTGTAGAGAGCTTGACTGTGATTGCTGTAATAGGTTCCTCTGTCTTCTCGACAGTAGGAAATCCATTGGCCGATCCAACTTCGATATCGATATAGGCAATGACAATGAGTTGCTGATTCCAATGAATCAATTCTTCGGGATGCTGCTCTGCAATATAGGCATACTCGAACTTGTTATTCCCATAGATCGTGAATCCCTCGACTCCCTCATACTGCTTGATGAAGTCTCGTGCATCATTGATCGATTGAAAGGAGCGGGGTTCCAATGCTTCTCCAGCAAGAGTTTTGAACGGAGAATCCTTTTTGGTAGGGAGATAGAGTGTCGGAGTGTAATCGATTTTCTGTCGAATACGCTTTCCGTCCTGGATTCCACGATAATAGATTGCATTGCCCATGCAGGCAACATGCGTGTAAAATGGCATATCACTCCAATTAAGTCAGTGATGAGGGACGAATGATGGGACTGAAATGAGAAAGATAGTTTTCCTTCAGTTCATCTACAGGATCAACATATGTCAGCACATCCTTTTGCTTGAACATCACTCCAGCTTCAAAGTTCTTTGTATACTGGAGATAGGGAGAAAATCCCAATGTGGGAAGTTTTCCTTCTCCTCTGGGAGCAGAGATCACAACCATCATCGGATGAATGAGTGTCACAAATTCTTCACTTGTTTCCACTTCGGCAATCAACTGCAATCCAGACTTGAGGACAACGATCAAGACATCGGGACTTTCCATAATAAACTCCTTTTAATAGAGACTTGCAATTTTCTTTTCATCGATGACAGCAAGTGGATACCAACGACGAAGGGGAACGTTGATTGCTTGAAACTCAGGATCTTGGATGAATCCTTCGAGTTCCAGCTTCCCATCATAAGGACGTGGAACGAGATCGAAGAGTGCTGCTTCGTTTTTGTATTTTACCACAAGTTCGAACTCTGGAACATAGGCATGTTTCTTGGAAATGACTTTGACCAAACGATCAGCCGCGAGTTGTGTACTTGTCATGTTCATACTGTCTCCTTATTCAAAAAAGGAACAAGATTCGGAGGAGTCCAGTTTGCTGGCTTCACTACTTTCCCATCCTCCCTATGTATTGCTTTTCCTGTTGCAGGATCGAGCTTTGCCATATTAGAACGAGTCACTTCATTCCATCCTCCTTCAACATCCCATCCTTTCACAATCATATGTCCGATGATGACCCAAATCATATCGAGACATGCATCGAACTCTTCCACTTCATTCATCTCCATGAGTGCTTCTCGAAACTCATCAAACTCTTCATAGATCAAATCGGCATAGAGATCTTGGAGTTTATCCTTATTCTGGATCTGATCAAACGCTTCCATAAACTTCAACACATCCTGCTTCATATTCATTAAGAACTCCTATGCTTCGGGATCACACGACACGTAAATCCAATTATTACTACATGTCACATCTGAATGAACAAGACTCGTTTTAATATAATCAGCAATAATATCGTTGCTATACCCCGTTACAGTGAATCGAACATCAAATATAGAATATAAATCGGATGAATTATCTATATTGATTTGTCCGAATCTCTGTTTAATGGGTTCCAGAATATTAACACAAATTCTGCGAAGTGTGGTAGTTCTTTTGTTGGACACAAAATCTTCGAGCTTAAAGTGCTTGCTCAAGTCCATAGACATCTCCGTATCTTGACAAGGCGGATAAACATATCTTCATCTTCCTGATGATACTTTTCTTCTAGTTCAGAGCACGTCTGTAAATGCTCTCGATATTCAGGAGTGAAATCGAGTATTCCAGGTCCATTCTTCTCTCGATCCCCTGTAAAAGGAGTCGCCCAAGCATCCTGGAGGGGGCGAATTTGTGTCCACCAAATATAGAGGGAAAAGAGTTCTTGATAGAAATGACGATTGATTTCTGCTCCTTCATAATCATCATTGATCCGTTCAATAACTTTCTCAACTCCTCCATATTCTAGTTCTACAAAATCAACCATGACTTGGAATGCGCCATAGAGCATACGGGTATCACGATCCCTCCACTCCCATTTAGGAATGTCTGGATGATTGATCTTGATGATATGGGGTTTTTCAATAAAACGCATTCTCCAGGGGTAGGTTCCCCTGCGGAGGAACTTCCAAATGTTTTGCATGTCGAATGATCTCACAAGACTTCTCTTCTGTCAAGAATTTTATGACGTAATTCGTACTCGACGGCGGAATGGTCCTTTGAGAATTGGGAATTCTGGCATAAGTTCGAATTCATTCTGGATTGCCGCAATATCGATATGTGCAACAATTGATTCCTCCATGAGCACATCTTCTGTTCCACTTGGGTAGTATTGGATAAAGTAATTTGTCTCTTCAGAAATATTCTCTTGCTCGGACTTCTCCAGGAAGATAGTGTTCAGGACAGCAACCACACTTTCTTCGACATATAACTCTTCTCCATGATCCGTGAAGACTCTGTTGAGGATTGCTACAGCATTCTCATCTATTGCAACAGTCTCCAGACGATCAATAAAGCTTGTTCCGACAACTCGAACAACGTTCTCCTCGATCTCCTCTTCTTCATTCTGGATGTTGAAGAGTACGTCCAAACGGGCAACAACATTCTCCTCGACTTGCTCTTCTTCATTGTGGATGTTGAAGACAGTATTGAGTACTCGAACCACATTCTCTGTAATATCCACTGTGAAAGGAGGAGTTGCGACGGTTGCTGTTCCCGTTGCATCATTCAATGCTGTCTCTGGAATCGAGATGTTCTCTGTCTGAATCTTCACGAATCCTAATTTCGAAACCACATTCTCTGTGATCGAGACATTCTCGTTCTTTGCTTGAGCAATACGGAGTGCTGCTGCTAGACGCTCCTCGATAGTCACATTCTCTGGGATACGATCCAGTGTCTTAGCTGTCTTCTTGACTGTTGTTTCCTCAATACGGACATCCTCATTCTTACCCAAGAAGCGAATATGTTCCTTATGTAAGAAGTTCTCCACGATTTGCACATTCTCATTCTTGCTGAGATAGAGAATGTTTTCCTTGTGGGGGAAGTTCTCGACGTTCTGAACGTTCTCATTGACGATCTGGATTGTCGTAAAGCGACGAATCAAAGGTTGTTCAGGAATGCGGACTTCCTCGTTCACAACCTGGATGATCGTAAAGACTTTCTTAACAGGAGTCTCTGTGATAGTCACGTTCTCATTGCGAACATGGACCATCGTGAGCTTTGCAGGCACATTCTCTGTCACTCGCTCATCCTCGTTCTTCACGTGAACGATACGGACAGTATGGACACGAGAATCTTCAATGTTGACGTTCTCATTCTTGATTGCTGCAATACGAATAATTGGGATGATTTGCTCTGTAATTCGCTGATCTTCGGGAACACGAACGTTCAAGAAGATCTCTGGAGGAATGCTGAATGCAATAGGAGATCCCTCATCAACAGCAACATTCTC